GAAGGTTGAGTTACCACCCAACCCTTTTCTTTTTGAAATTCTTGAACTTGCAAGCAAGCAACGAGCTAAAGCAAAGAAAGTTGAGGTTCTTCAGGAATATGAAAATGATGCACTAAAAAGCATCTTTATTTGGAACTTTGATGAGACTGTTATTAGTCTTGTTCCTGAGGGTGAGGTTCCGTATGCAGATGGCAATGATCAATCTGTTTACTCCGGAACCTTATCTGAAAATCTGGCACGGGAAGCAAAGGGTGGAGAGTCTGCAACAGGACAAGATCTGGACGGTAGAGGTAAGACTTCACTACGTAGAGAATATAAAAATCTCTACAACTTTGTAAAAGGTGGTAATGATTCTCTCAGTAATATTCGCAGAGAGATGATGTTTATCAATCTTCTTCGTGGTTTGCATCCACGGGAAGCTGAGGTTCTTTGTCTGGTAAAGGACAAAAAACTTGCAGAGAAATACAAAATCACTTATGATGTAGTGAAACAGGCATATCCTGACATTCAGTGGGGTGGACGCAGTTGAAGATTATCAAAGAGGATTGTGATCCTAATGTGGATAACACAACGGATCTTCCTAATAGTTGCTACCTTGTCACATATAAGGTAGATGATGTAGAGCACTACGATTTAGTTGTTGCAGCAAAACAATCAAAAATCTTTGATGCTTATTATGATAAGTATAGAGAGAATTTTGTAACCATGATGCAATCTGAAGGAAGGGCTAATCCAAAACTTTGGGGCAGTCCTCCTCCAAAAGAAAAGAAGAAAAAATAATGAGTGGCTTCAAAGGATTCATCAACGATTCTGACAAAGATGGAAACGTTAGGTTTGAAATAGACACTGATGAAGTTGGAAAACTAGTCAAGAAATACAAAAAACTAAAGAAATTTCAAAAATCAAATATCGCTGAATTATCTAAACTCTCTGGAATCGAAACAGAAGTTGATCGCTTGGTTAACGAGTATGGTATCGACTCAGAAGCAATAGAATAATGGGAAAGCATTACCTCCTTAATCTTCATGGATGTGAGTTTGACTATCTTAACAACGAAACATATCTAAGAGAATTGTTGGAGATCGCTGCTGAGGCAAGTGGTGCAACTGTTATTCAGACTATTTCAAAAAAGTTTGAACCGCATGGCGTAACTGCTGTTTGCCTTCTTTCTGAGAGTCATATCAGTATTCATTCTTGGCCTGAAAAAGGAGAAGCAGCAGTGGATATATTTACATGCGGTAACGCTGAACCTAAGATAGGTTGCGATATTATCATTTATCAGTTAAAATCGGAGAACCATAACCTTAGTTACATTGAGCGTTGATCAATAACTAAATATCCACATGACATCTTAATTATGACTTACAAACCTTACAGTCCTGAGTGGCATCGAAAAAGATATCTCAAAGAAGCAATCGACACTTACTTCGATGACTACGTGGATAATGAAATAATCTACAGCGATATTATGGATATCCTTGGTTCCAGGATGTCTGCTGCTATTAATGAAGTTAATAAGGTTTTAGATCTAAAAGACAAACTCAAAACGAACTAACATGCTTTCTACCGCGTATCGACTTCGTCTGGAGTCTATCTGCCGTTGCATCGCCAACAAGGAACAGGTTCCACTGGAGGATATGATTTGGGCAGAAAAACTTGCCAAGGCACACACCCTTGCTAGAGATTGGTTGAATAAAGCACGTCGTCAAGCTGCTCATGACATTGAGGAGGGAAGTGTTGATGATTTTATGAATAGGATGGGACTAGGTGATCCCGATCCATCCAATTATAAAACGGGATTCGATAGTGCAGATGAAATTGTAGATTGGTTCAAGCAAGATAAACCTGATGATTGGAGGCAACGTGACTAACATTATTACTAAAATGGACATTACACTTTCTAGTGAAGAAGCAGAACTTCTATTAAACCTGATGATTAATTCGCATATGGATGATAAAGATGATACCTTTCTTGAATACGATTGTTTTGGAGAGTTAATGAATAAACTATTGGATACATGCAGAAAATTTGATGGGCAGGAACGTGATTGACGACGACTTTAAAAAGTTTGCTGTTAAAACTCAAATAGATAATGTGTGTAAGATCTTGGGCGGAAAAGTAAAGCATTATATTTGTTGTGATAAAACTACCGAATACGAAAAAATTGTAATCGAGTATAACTGCAAAAAGAAATGACATCATTGCCCATTATTTTAGATGATCTAATTGATGAAGATTTTCAGAACCAGATAGAAGATTGTATGTTTGACTGTAATTGGATGTACAATAGCGATTCGGTTTTGGGATCAGGAATAGGAAAGTATCGTGAATTTGTTAATCCACTTACTTATGATATTAGTCCTTGTTTTACTGCCATTCTTTCAGATACATCAAACCAAGATATATTTAAAAAAATATATCCATTAATCCAGATTTGTTGTAAAAAAATAAAATTTAATATTCTAAAAATAGAAAGATGTTATAGTTCTGTCAGAGCATTTATACCCAAAAGAACTAAAAAAGACACTATTCATGTGAATCGTGATGTACCGCACTTAGTGATTCTTTATTATGTAAATGATTCTGATGGCGATACTATTTTATATGACAAAACAATAAATGATATTCCTTATGATGTGCAATATCCAGATGAATACTATGACTTGAATATAACTCACAGTATTACTCCGAAGAAGGGCAGAGTTTTGGTTTTTGATGGAAGATATTATCATGCACCATCAAGTCCATCAAAATCAATGAGATGTGTAATAACTCTTGATTTATTTGGAAATTTTTTAGATAATAGTTATTCTTTTCCTATACCAAAGATATATAAAATGACTTATTCCTAAAATATTTAATAAGGAGAAAAAAAATAATGCAAGCATGGATCTACAGTAACGGAAATCAAGAATGTGAAAGAGCTTCTATGCTTCTTAAAAGTATTCATAATGATTTCCATGAATATCTTTTAGATGTAGACTTTACTGAAGCACAATTCAGAGCAGAGTTTGGAGAGCGTGCAGAGTATCCACAGATCGCTATCGGAGTGAAGCATCGTGGGAGTCTTAAAGAGACATTGAATTATCTTAACAAGATCAACTATAAATGTTCGTGTTAATACCAACACATTTGACTAAATAGAATTGGAAGTGTACAATACACTTGTCGTTCATCTCACGTAATAATCATCATGCCCTTTTTAGTGGCATCTATCATTCTAGCATCTCATGCAGATCATCTGATAAAGCCTTATAATTGGCACATGTCTTGCGACAGGTGGCAAACTAGAGCTTTTGAAATTCAGGAAGATGAAAACCTGGACACTGGAACCAAAAGATTCTTGATTAGATATCTTAGGAGTAAAGTCCACGGTGATTGCGATTATACTACGTGAGACGCAAGTAAGTCGCGGAACGGATCGTTCATCCGTCTTTGGCGGACGCAAACGACTGAAGGAACGGGAACTCGGATCACCCTACGGGGTTAAAGGAGCAAAATCACCCACTTCAGGAGAAAACAATGAACACCCTTCAACTTATCAAAGAGCAGATCAACAAGCAATCTGCTGTTCATGATGCACAAATCACTCTCACCAAATATCGTGGTGTAGATTGTGAAGTTCGTAAGTCAGGAAAAGCACCACATGGCACATTCTGCTATCGTGGACGCACATACACTAAGTGAGGCACTTATGGAAGCACTACAAATCACAGGCGTAATTACCTTGGCATGTGTTGCTGCTATGTCTTTAATTTATGGCGAAATCGTTCTTCTTCAACACTCTTGAGGAGGAATAAATGCTGAAGATCAAAGTAGAATATGATCTTCCAGAATACAATCCAGAGGTACACGATCCAGATAAAGTCTTTAGACTTCTGACATATCGTGGTGTTACGTATGCTAAGTGGGTTTTTCTAAAATCGCTAGGTATATCAAAATGGAAAGTGTTCAGTTGACTTACAGGCAAAGTAATGATAAAGTGGGGGCACTCGCCCCCTTTTTTTAATGGAAGCAGAACAGCAGGAACGACTGAAACTGATTGTTCGTAATCTTAAGTCTCTGGTAGAAGCACTGGAGTCTGAGGTATATTCTGATGTATCTAAATATAATAGTGAAGGTAGTGCAGTTATAACTGATTACGATGAGATCTTTGATGACGACGACGGTTATCCCGATTAACTTCTATGGAAGAAAAATCCACAAAAAAAGCAGCTAAAAAAATAATCAAAAGTGCAAAAAAACATCCAAATTGGTATACCCAAGAAGATGTAATGTATGCTAAACTAGTGAAGAAGGTACTGAAAGAAAGTGAACGACGTAAAACTGATCAGTGTAACTCCTGATGCGGAGAAACACATTGCATATTGTGCTCGTGTAAGTAATCCTCAAAATCAAGAGAATGAAAAGTTCTCTGGATTGTTGAAATATTGTATTAAACATCAGCACTGGAGTATTTTTGAACAAGCATTCATGACTCTGGAACTGAACACCAGTCGTGGAATCGCGGCTCAGGTGCTTCGGCATAGGAGTTTCACATACCAAGAATTTTCGCAAAGGTATGCTGATGTAAACTGGTTGGATGCTGGTATTCCTATCCCTGAACTTCGTCGTCAAGATGAAAAGAATCGTCAGAATTCTATTGACGATGTAGATCCGGAACAAATCAAGTTCTTGAATCAACGCATTGAAAATTATTTCAATGAGGGTATGGATCTTTACAATGAACTTCTTCGTGAGGGAATCGCAAAGGAGTGTGCTCGCTTCGTCCTTCCCCTTGCTGTGCCCACCAGACTCTACATGACGGGTTCTATACGCTCATGGATCCATTACATTGATTTGCGCTCCGCAAACGGCACACAGAAGGAGCACATGGACATTGCTAATGATGCTAAGCGTATCTTTAAAGAACAGTTTCCTTCCATTGCAGAAGCATTAGAGTGGTAAAGAAATGTTTGAACAAGTAGAAAGATTTGAAAAAGAAATAGCAAAGTTTTATGGTGCTCCGTATGCAGTCGTAACAGACTGTTGTACACATGCCATAGAACTTTGCTTAAGATATAAAAAATTTAATAATATTACTATTCCTAGTCATACTTATATTTCAGTTCCTTTTACTTTTAAGAAATTAAATTTAAAGTGGGATTTTGAATATGAAGAATGGAAGGATTTTTACTATCTCGAAGGCACTAACATAATTGATGCCGCAGTTTACTGGGAAGAGAACGGATACATAGAGAACACGTTTATGTGTTTAAGTTTTCAATTTAAAAAACACTTAAGTCTTGGCAGAGGTGGGGCTATTCTTTTACAGAATAAAGAAGACTATGATATTCTTAAAAAAATGTCATATGACGGTAGAGATTTATCAAAACCATGGGCGGAGCAAAATATCGATACAATAGGATATCATTATTACATGACTCCAGAGACTGCAATGTTAGGTATTGAAAAACTATCAGATGTTAGAAATCGTCCTTCAAGAGAGTGGACGTTCAAAGATTATCCAGATTTAAAAAAATTATCAGTTTTTCAAAAATGATTGTTGTTCCTCATTTAGAGTGGCATGTTACTCATAACTGCAATCTTTCTTGCGAAGGATGCACCCACTTTACTAATCATGGACATAATTGGACTGTAAGTTTGGATGAATTAAAAACATGGTTTTCTTCTTGGAATAAAAATATTTCTCCAAGAAGATTGGCTATTTTAGGTGGAGAACCACTTATTCACAAAGATATTGTGGAAATAGTAAAGATAACTCATGAGATGTGGACACAACCTGATGATTCTTATTTTGAACTCGTAACTAATGCACTTTTAATAGATGCTGAGAGGCACAAAGATTTGCCCAAAGTCCTTCAAGATACAAAATGTACTCTTTATATTTCTAATCATTCCACAAGTAAAAAATATGATGAAAAATTAATTTCATCTCTCAAGATAATTGAGAGGTGGAAAGATAAATATGATTTTGAAGTTTTAATAGGTGAATGGACTTCAAATTGGTATAAAGCATATAAGGGATTTGGAAATACTTTTGAACCCTTTGAAGATAATAATCCACAGAAAAGTTGGGATGAATGTATATCTGGACAAGAATGCTTTCAGCTTTACAAGAATAGAATATTCAAATGCTGTATGACAGCATATCTAAGTCTTCAAAAAGAAAAATATAAAGATAAATTATCTAAAAAATGGGATCCATATTTAAAATATATGCCTTTAGAACCTGATGCAACTGAATCCGAAATATTAGAATTTTTTCAGAGAGGAGCAGAATCTATTTGTGGAATGTGTCCCGCAAATCCTAAAAAATTTCATCATCGAGATCCTCTTTTACCAACAAGTTTTTATGAAAAAAATAATTTCTCTAACTTTGAGTGATGATAAAACGTATAGAACCAAATTGGAATATATCCGATTTTGAAAATTTGAACTATACTTTCTCAACCCATAGAGATGAAGAGTTAGTTGAAGATTATGTAAGATCCGGGCATAATAGAGAAAATATGTCAATGTATAAGTATCATCTACCATATAAGATGCCTTCATGTATTGATGATTATATTCTACCAAGATTTAACTTTTTAGATAATGCTGCACCTGCTATAAATTATTTTAAACCTGGACAGTATTTACCTCTTCACATTGATCTGTATGGAAGATATGCAGAAATTTTTGATGCTGATCCAAAAAATATAATTAGATGTATGGTTATGTTGGAAGATAATAGTCCAGGACAAATTTTACAAGTTAAAGATACTGCTCATTGTAAATGGAAGTCCGGCGATTGTTTTCATTGGAATTATGATGATCCACATGCATTCTATAATTTTAGTATGAAAGATAGATATGCAATTCAAATTACAGGTATTTTGAAATAAATGAGAAGTCAAAATGAATGGGGCGAATTAAAAAAAGTCATTGTTGGAGTCGCTGATAATGCGACAGTTCCTGAAATAGATTTAAGTGTTCGCACTATTAATTACGCGGATAGAAAAGATACATCTGATATTTCAGTTGGTTTATATCCTCAACAAGTTATAGAGGAAGCAAACGAAGATTTAGATGTATTTGTCAACTTTTTACAAGGAGAAAATGTTGAGGTTTTAAGGCCTGATAGATCTAAAACAGATTATTATAATTTTTGTCCAAGAGATGTAATCTTCACTCATAAAGATATTTCAATTGCAACTCCTATGCCTCTTAAATGTAGAGCAGATGCATGGAAACCTTTTTCTGAAATTTTAGATTTTGAAGTAATATCTTGCAATTATTGTGATGATCTTTACAACTTGAATTGTGTAGGTGATAAAGACATACTGGCATTGAATGAATTATTACCAGCATTCGATGCTGCTAATATTCTTAGAGCAAATGACGATATTCTTTATTTGGTTTCTAATAGTGGGAATGTAAAAGGTGCAGAGTTACTTCAAGAAATTCTTGGGGATAGAGCAAAGATTAATATGCTGCAGGGAGTTTATAGTTATATGCATATCGACACCACTATTGCTTTTCTTCGTGAAGGACTAATGTTACTTAATTCCGAAAGAATTAAATCTGTTGAGGTTCTTCCAGAACCATTTAGAAGTTGGGATGTTGTATGGTGTCCAGAACCAGTTGACATTGGATATTTTCCCGGATATAATCATGCTTCTGAGTGGGTTAACATGAATCTTTTTAGTGTTAATGAGAATTTGATTGCTCTCGAAGAACATCAAGAACCAACAAGGAAAGCACTTGAAAAACATGGAATAGAATGTGCTATGCTTCCCATGAGACATGGAAGAACACTGAGCGGTATTTTTCATTGCGTTACTTTAGATTTGGAGAGAGATTGATGTGAATTTAAAAGATAAATTGAAAGGACTTCCCACAATATATTATGTCAATCTAGATCATAGAACAGATCGTAGAGATTATATGGAATCTCAATTTGATTATTGGAAAATTAGTAATTTCCATAGAATTTCTGCAACAAAATATCTTTCTACAGAGGATTATAAATGGGAGCATTTAGTTTTAGATACTGAGGGACTCCCATTTGGATCTGCTGCCGTAGGTGATTCAATCACTCATATAGAAATGATTAATAATTGGTTGGAGACAACTGATGAAGAACATCTACTAATCATGGAAGATGACTATGATCTTTCTTTGATTGAGTACTGGAATTTTGATTGGAACTATTTAATGAATCATATTCCAGAAAACTGGGATTGTATTCAACTGGGTTATGAAAATGAAGATATTCTCTTTTTTTATTTACATCCTGTTCATCATAATCATGGATTTGGCCCTTGTTTAATAAATCGTGACTATGCAAAAAAACTTCTTAAACTTCATTATATTGATGGAAAATTTAAATTAAATTTAAAAACAAGTGATATTAGACATAAAAAAATCTATGGTATGGTAGATGCATTTATCCTTGAAGGAGGAAAAACATATTCAATGCCATTGATTACTAATAATCCAGATTTAGGAAGCGATGTTGATTTTGAAGGAAAACCAAGAGGTTGGTTTGAGGAGTGTAGAGACTTGTATTATGATTGGTGGCAGAATGAACATCATAAGTTTACATTGGAAGAATTTTTTACATATGGGAAACCAAATGATCATGCGATGATAAAAAAGGTTAACTATAAAAGAGAATCGAGACAAAAAATATTTTATTCTTAGTTGAATAGGTTATGCTATAATAAATACTACACACTATGGAGGTTTAATTGGCCACATATCCCGTTATTAATAAGGAAACTGGTGAACAAAAGGATGTCAAACTTAGTGTACATGAATGGACTCAGTGGTTAGAAGACAACCCTGAATGGCAAAGAGATTGGAGTGATCCAAGCACTGCACCCGGCTGCGGTGAACTCGGAGAAGTTTATGATAAACTTAAAAAGTCACATCCTGGATGGAATGATGTTTTACATCGTGCATCTAAGTATCCCGGTTCTACTGTCAAACCTGTCTAATCTATGCCTGCAAAAAGAAAAAGAGATCAACCTATTGGTGTCGGTTTAACTGCAAAGCAAATGAAGCGCCGCAAACCAATTAACACTGAATTGATGAGGA